ACATTATGCGAAGCCAGGGATAAGAACCCCTGAGCCATCCGACGCTGAAATCGACGCTGGCAACGGGCGAAGATATCCAGGGCCTGGAGCCTTTGGGCTGACCCTGGAGCGACCGTCAAAGGGGTTAATCGAGAACGCAGGCACCGCCGGGAATCGGGTCCCTCCCGCAAGCGGGAGCCCTCCCGATTCCCTCAAGGCGCCTGCACAGGCGTGGTTACTGCGATGTCCTTTGCTGCGGACACCAGCGGCATATCCGTTACCACGTAACCGATATCGAAGCCCTTGTACGTCAGCGAAACGACCGTCGGCGATTCCCAAGTGATCGAATAGCCCGCGGTGCGCAGGTCGTCAAACGACACCTTACTGACCGGCTGCCCGTTGTTCGCGAGCTGGATAAAACCGCCCAGAAACTCTTCCTCAACGCCATCCCGAAAGCGCTTGCCGCGCATGGTTGCGACCAGATGCATCGACAACCCCTGAAACGGGTGAAGTTTCTGCTCAGGCCCCCGAGGCTTGGCCTCGATCACAGGAGCCGCTGGAACCGCTGGAGCCGCACCTACAGGCGCAGAATCGACACTCGCAGCCACCGGCTGAACCCTAGACGGCGGCGCATGCTTCTTTTCCCGCGTGACGTTCCACGTCGACAGACAGATGACGATCAGGAAGCACAGCGCAGCACCTTTAAAAGGCCAGCGCTTCCAGATCGGCACAATGTCATTGGCAGCCAGTTCCTGGCCTGCGGCCGAGGAACGCGTATGCGACTTCCAGAATCCGTAGAACTGTTTCTGATACTCCCGGATGCTGGTATTCACGACCTCGCCGCGCAGACCGTCCTGGACCTTGCGGATATAGCGATCATTGGTGCCGAAAGCTGTGGCTTTCTTACAGCGATACACGACCTGGACAAGGTCACGAATTGCACGGTTGATCTTGCCGTAACTCTGAGTGATCAACAGCACATCGGCCAGTTCGTGACGATGAAGCGAATACCACTCCTCAACCGGCACAGGCGTGCCGCGCAGCGGTATCGAAAGGTGACATTCATCGATCACATACAACGGCCCGAAGCCTTCATCAGGATGCCGCCAAGGGTCCGCGTAATGATCAACCCTGCTAAACGGGCGTACTACCCTACTCTCCTCCTCGCCACTCTCATTTTTGAACAACTCAACAGTAGAATCCCGAAGCTCGATCAAGTGCCAAGACTCCGGAAAAAACGCCTTGAACTTATCCATATCCAAAGCCAAGTTCGTGATGACCTTTCGCCCTTGATTCAACGCCGGAACAACATGATAGACAACAGCCTCATGAGACTTTCCGCCACCAGGCTGGCCCAGGATCAAGTTAATCATTACGACCCCCAGCGGACAAACGGGATAGTTTGCAACAGGAATCGGACGACCAGAGCGCCGACAATAAGCGTTATAGCCTGAGGCACACCCACATAGCCCAGCATGTTAGCCGCCTCGGCTGGGATCATTGCATAATATGTTTGCGGGTTGAACGGTATCGCGACTGCATCCAGCGCTGAGGCCGCAATAGAAAGCGTCTGCTCAAACACCCAGCAAACAACATCCGTAACCATATTCCACGCATCTTTAAATATCTGAGCGAACACCAGCAGCAGCCATTTTGCAAACCCAACAATCTTAGCAAGCAGCGCAGTAAAGAACTTAAAAACCCCAGCCATATCAACCTCCGAAAATCAGAGCGCGACACAAGAACAAGGCCGAAACCATAAGAATCGCCTTCACGAAATCAAGCACATAGCAGATAGACCCGAATTGTTGATAACCATAGTTCGCCCAGGACGCAATATTCATATCCAGCCCAAATGCCGGACACCGCCCCGAAAACGACGGAATGAACCCCTGAAGAAACTTCATAAACTCCGTATCTTCAAATTCGGCGCGCTTGTCACGCCATACACCCTCCAACCCATCCTCATATTTCTGTTCATAGAACGGCTTAACTTCCGGAAATTCGGCATCTTCAAAACCACCACCCTCCTCCTCTTTCTCTTCGGAAGGAACTTCTACCGTCACGTCGTCAGTGTCGGTCGTAGTCGTCTCTTCAGTTTTATCACCGTCTTTCGTCGTAGTAGTCGTGGTCGTTTCCGTATAGTCGATATAGTTATCGCCATACTTAATCTCATACTTAGTTTGAGTGTCCTTCGTCGTCGTACTGGTAGTGCCATCAGGATTCGTGGTTGTCGTCGTGCTTGAAGTCTTAGGCCCCGACACCGAGGACGGACCGCTAAGGTGCGTCGTTTCAGACATCTGGTCATAGCAAGCAGCCGGATTCAAAGACCCCTCACAAGTCGCCGTTAACAAGTCCTTGAGCCAATTCGGGTCCACCACCCCCGACAACGTATCGGTTAGGCTGTCATAATCCGAATCAGTGAAAGGACTTATTACCTCTTCCTGATAGCAGGTCGAATCAACCAAAATGCCCGGACAATTACCTACCGCCTCAACATAGAACTGCGACTCTTGACCAGTCTTGTTATTAGTCCAGAGGACACGATAACCGCTACTATTTGGGACTGGCTGAAGCTTGTAAGAAATAGCAGAACTCACGTAAGACTCTATGCGCGGCTGAGCGCATGCCATATAACCCATAGGAGACGGATATACAGACGTATTGCAGAAGCTCCAGGCAGAACTTCTATAGCCAAATACATCAATCGGAACTTCCCCTTGCGGCTTCTTAATTACAGGCTTTCCGTTTTCGTCAATAAAACCGCCGATCTTATCCAGAGCCATTGCCATCGCAGCGGTGGCAGCAACACCAGCAACACCACCTTTAAGCGACGAAACACCCCCCTTGATCGTCCTCGGAATAGAGAAATCAATCGTCGGGATAATCTTTATGGGAACGCCAGAAGCCCCGCCGCCAGATCGAGGAATGTATTCAACACCAGGCTGGCCAGGAATCTTTAAAGATGGACCGGAAACAGAAGGAGAGCCGCCACCGCGCGCAACAACACTTGCACTAGGCACGGTGACGCTCTTTCGAGTCGCGGAGTACGAAACTTCAGAGGAGAGAAAAAACGCGAACGCTAGAAACGCTGCCGCATACCGGCGATAAATGCCCATGCTGCCAATACCCCGCCATGGAAGACCAGGGCGTGAACTACCAGCGCAAGGTCCGCCGCTGTGAATGTAAGTTGAGAGGGTTCCATAAGATACAGGGGGCCTTTCAGCCCCCTGCCCTGGCCCTTAGGCCTTCTTAACGCCGCGCTTGCCCAGGTCGATCCCTTTGAACGCCATCGCAATACCGATGATCGCAACACCGGCACTTACGACCCAGGTGGAAACGCTGGAAAAATCTACCGCACCGAAAATATCAGCCATGATTAACCTCTTTCATAGTTTACGGATCGCACTTAGTACGATTCCCACTTTTAAACCCACGGCATATGCGGCAAAGGTCAAGATAAACCCGGAACCGTATACCGCCGTGAGACTTTCAAAAGTGACCGAACTTAAAAGTTGCATTGCCGCTTCCATTTTCGATCACCCCTGATTCTTAATAATTAGCCCGAATTACGACGCCGCCTGAGCACCCGCTTTCGGTACCGGCTTAACGCCGCAAATACGGTTGCGCTGCATGTTCCGAGGGTCCGGCTCGAACTCGAAGTTCACCGACGACAGCGGCTCAACGCGCTGGAACTGGCTCACCGCTTCCGGCGCGATCGGCAGGTTTTGCGGCTCCAGGCCGAGGGCAAACTTGCGATCGGGGCGGGTCGATTGCGTGGCATCGACAGCGAAGTGAACGACCGAAATGTCGTAGGCGTTGCCGGTCTTTTTCGAGGTTCCGGCGTCACGGGTCAGGCCGAGATAGACGAAGGGCATTAGGGTTTCCTCTTGCGGATATACGGGCGATTTGTGCGCCCTGGACTGTGCTGAGGGATTGCGCCCAGCAGCGGGTTTCTACGGGCCGTCACGAAGGCCCGGCGAACGGTTTGCGACTCAGCGCGAGTCGTGAATTCGGCGGCAAGCACGTGGCGCATAAGCCGGCTCAGCAGGTCCGGCGAGTCGATGCCGGCATCGAGCAGTTCCAGCTCCAGGGCCGAGCGCAGAGACAGGTATGACTGGCGGTTGATCTCGATAGCCATCACGGCCACCCGAACACGTCGCCCAGGAACGGCGTGCCCTTTTCGTTAGAGATCATGGACCAGACCTTTTCGGGCTTGCCGCCCTGCTCTTTGTGCTGCTCCAGGGCCTGGAGCGTGGCCGCAACCTGCTGTTGCAGAACGGTTTGACTTACCGCCGCCATGGCACGCTGGCGAAGCTCAAGCGAGCGGCGTTCACTGGCCGAGAGGGTCGCACCCTGGAAGCTGACCGTTCTCATGAGCGCGCCCATACGCCCAGGGCGTGAATCAGAGTGGCGGCACCGGCGAGCAGCGCGAGGGCCTGGAGAGTCGGAGCGAGCACGTCAGGCCACCAACCGCAGATGGCCGACAGGACGGCGATACCAGTCCGGAATCGGAAGGTCGTAGGTCTTCGTGACATCGCGAGCCTGACGCACGATGACGGGCGTGAAGCGGCTGGTATCGCAAGGGTTAGCGATGTCGATACCGATCTGGCGAAGACGTGCGCGATGCTTCTGGAGGGAACGATTATCCTTGTCGAAAGGCTGCCCGTTGCTCCAATTGATAGCGACCATCGCGGTCATGTTGGCCGCATAGGTGCTGGTAACAACACCCTCGGCAATCAGTTGCTGGGAAATGGTCGCAAGGTCCATGGCCGTTACCTTCAGTTTCTTGTCCACCGCCAGGAATTCATCGTGTATGTCGCGGAGACGGTTTTCGTTGAAAAGGCCCCAGTAGCGAAGACCCTCACGGCTCAGGAACTCTTGTTTCAGTTCCTGTTCTTGCCGCACAACGCCATGCTGGTTGCAGTACGAAATCAGCTGGTCCACGTAGGCCAGCTCTGGCGATTCATCGCCGAACATGCGCAGAACGCGCGGGCGAAGGTGCTCGCCCATTTCAAAGGCTTTGTCGTACGCCTTTCGATACTGGAGGCGGACACCACCTTTCCTTTTGCCGGCAGCAGTCCAATCAACGGTCCGGCCATTCGGATACAGGTAGCCAACGGAGTGGCCAATACGCTGGGTGGAGAGGCCACGCAGGTAGGCGAGCACGTTGCCCTCCCCTACGGAAACATTTGTCGTCAGGTCAATACGGTCGATAGCGCATCCATCAGCAACCCAATCACCAGGGCGAGCGCCGGAAGCCCCGTCGCGGAGATGGATTTCAGTACACCGGGTGAAAGCGGGAAGGCCGTACTCAGCCAGAAGCTGGTTGTAGACGGCGATGCACTGCTCGATGGTGACGTAGCCAAAAAGGTTGTCTTGACGGTCGATTCGACTGGGGTTTCCCTCAACACGAACCTTGCGACCCTGGACGCTAATCTTGATCGAAGTGGAGTAGCTACCCTCATGCTTGAACCACGGCTGACGGGTGCTCAGAACCTCATGAGTACTGGCATCGACTGTGAGCGTGAACACGTCGCACACGACCGGAAGGTCGTGAGGGTGCTCTTGTGAAACGCTAAGCCAGTCGATGAACATGAAAATCCCTGTCAATATCAACATTTCGGTAGTTGATTGGCAGGATTATGGACAAGGGTCATCACAAGAATCAAGGGGAAAATGCACAGGATTCTGGAACTGTACAAGTAGACAGTACCTACGCTGCTCCCGTCATGAAAACACTCAAAGAGCGACAAATGACCCTTGCAGCAAACCTGAAAAAATTTCGGGCCGCCCGAGGCTTGACGCAACAGCAGGTATACGAGGCCGCAGGCGTGAGCAAGTCCAGCTATACGGGCTATGAAGCGGGCCATGGAATGCCATCCGCAGACAAAGCCCTGGCCATGGCAAAGGTGCTGGGCGTAACCACAGACGAACTCTTGATGGACGAGAGCGAACTACTGATATCTGACGACATGCGTCCGATACTGCGGAGATTCGAAGCCCTGCCGGTAGAGATCAGGAATCAAGCACGGATAGCACTGAAAGGAGTGCTATTCGGGTACGAGCAAGAAGCACTTCGTTAGCCCGACCACCGCACGATCGTGCGGTAAAGTGGGGGTGTAACAGCACCCCCACCCCTCCGGGGCCAGATCGGAGCCCCGCAAACCAACGGAGAAACGCATGGGCTTGCACGACAGGGAATGGTTCAACGAAAGCCGGCACAAGCCCAAAAACGCCACCAGCGCACCGCAGCGACCTCGCAGAGTCCTGTTCATCCACTACCTGGCCGGGTTCTGGCCGGGCGTCCTCATGGGCTTCCTGGCAGGCCTAACTGTCGGCCTGCTGATCAGCTAGGCGGACCGTCCAAAAGGTCGTAAGGGCGCTGCCCTTACTATCCCGCTCTTGCCGCCGAGGGCTCAGGAGGCAGGGACGGAAGAGCTGTCCCTCCCTCCCGAGCTGAGGCTGTTTCAGGGGGAGTTACGTCAAGTGTTCGCTTCGCCCGTGCTTCCGTTCGCCGGATCGGTGAAGCTGATCCGACGAGCCGGGAGCGCGGCACCTGACTAGGGAAAGTTCGGAGGGGCGTTCAGCCCTGGAGAAGATCGCCCTGAGCGACGTGGTCAAGCAGCGAAGAGGCAGAGGCGCGGGCGTTGTCGATGATCTGCTGCTGGACGTTGCACCGGGTCTGCAACCTCGCCAGTTCATCCATGGCTTGCTTGAGCTGATAGGTCAGCGACCCGTACCGCTCAGCGGCGAACCGATAGGCACCGGCAGCCGTGGTCGCACCGGTCTGTTCCTTGAGTTTCTCTACGAAATCGGGGGATTCATCGGGGAGTTTGACAAGCATGGCGGCTCCTTTTGGTACCGTATTCTCGACCAGGTCGTGCTCGAGCTCGACGAAAATGGTACCACTGCCACCGAAAAATGGTACCAATATTTTCAACCAGGTCGTTCTGCAGGATCCTGCAACGGTACCAAAGCGGCATCGCATAACGGACGTTACGTGTAAATCCAGCGCCTGGGCTGCGCATTGTCCATGCGCTGGACTCTCCCCTCGGTCGGGCTGCGCCTAACGTAACGTCTGCACATTATGCGAA